TAACCATCACTCCGTCATACCATACATCAATAGTCTTCTCTATCTTCTCGAAGTTTCCCTCGTCCATCATGTCAACAGGTGGGTTGAAGGTATCATCCTTCTCAATAACCTTACTGCCACCTGTCTCAAGTATCTTTTTCTTATAGACCATCTTCTTTGTGGTCTTATAATTAAAGTACATTACCGTAACAGTGTCACGATAAAAAATATCATTCTCGTAGTACTGAGCTACGTTATAGTAATCATACCAGCTTTGACCGTGCTTTGAGATTTCCTCTAGGTCCTCATTAGTCAAGTCAGGCTTAATCTTCTTTAATTCAATAATAGGAATCGTCTTGATCTCTCCCCAGTAAAAACAGTCCTTGAAGTTAGGGTCCTCTGTATAGCTGTAAACTATATTTGCCGGGTCCACATAAGACACCTCAACACCTGATCCTAGTAAGAACTCGTGTTTAGCAACGCCTATACCTATAGTAGTTAAATCATAATCTACACGCTTTCTTGTGTCTATGTAATGATTCTCCTCGAACATTGTGTTGATTGCCTCCTCCTCTGCTATCTCTAGTGCAGGCTTATAATTAAGCTGCATGTACAATGACAACTCATCATCAGTCTGAGGTAGTTCATCCGGTGGCATAACAAACGGGTCAACACCCGTCTTCTTCTGTATAATCTCTAGGGTATCCTTAGCCACCATCTGGCCCTGTATCATATCCTGGTACTTGCTCCTGTTAGATTGAGACAGCGCATCCTGTGCGTATGCCTTAACCTTAAATAGCCTGTCCGACATACCGTTAACAACAATATCTACGAACTTAGGAATTACAGCAATAGGTGTCCAGTCAAGGTTCATATAAGATAAATCGCCGTCTACAGCTAACTCATTCTTGTACTTCGCTATTGATTGTTCTCCACGTGCGTATAATCTCAGCCTGTGGAAGTTTCTCCACTGACCGTAAAACCTGCACTGATTCCCGTCTTTCTTAAACCACTCATACTGAATAGCTTGCCCTATCTGTAAACCGAACCCATCGCTCGCCTTCTCAGAGTCTGAAACAAATTGACTAGGAAAACCTGCGGATGAGATGTTAATTTTAATATCCTTCATCTAATAATTTCACTTGTTGTACCCTTATTAGCATACTTCGCAAAAGTAATCTTTATTTTTGATTCTTTTTTCTCCGGCTGATAAAGGTGTTTTTGACAGGCCATGGCAGCAAGACCTGAACTAATAGATGCATCGAACTTTGTCCTGTTGTTTATATCAAACCTTGCCCAGTCCTCTAGTGTTCTATTGAATGGCATCCTGCCCATGTCACCCTCCTCCCTGAAGTTGCCCTCAAAGTCAATGCCTATGTACTTCTCTATGTAGGACTCTATAGCTGATGCGTGAGCCTGTTTAACGTCCTCGCTAGTGTTAGGTATCCCACCTAGTTCTTTCTCGGTCTTAGAGAGCTTCGCAGCACTCTTATCGGGCCTTGTCATAGAGTAACCCCTGTAACCCCTGTTCTTAAAATGATACAGTAGCCTCGGCTTATTGTTCTCAACGAGTATAGGCATACCATAAAATATACATGCCATCAAGACATCCTCAAAGAATATCTCCGCTGTCTGTGGCCTGGCAACATACTCTAAGAAAAATTCATTACTAGGGGCATTGTCCATATTAAACTTAGTCAACCCATGCAGTGCTCCGTTAGAGCCACCGCCGCCTACGGTCCCACTAATATCATAGGAGTCACAACCGAATGCACCTAAGTGCTCATTGCCAGGGTACCTTACACCATTCCTTAAATTTACATTGTTCTGCATAGCCGAGGGTGGTGTCCAGCTTACATTAAACCTTCCGTGCTTATCAGGTGACCATACCACTGATGTATCCTTAATACCGTTCATCCACCTAAATGTACCCTTCGTCACATAATGCTCAGTAATCATACTGTCATTATAATCTATCTGCTGATAGATCCTAGTTAAATTAAATAGACTCTGCTTGCTCTCATCCCTAAACGCATGTGACTCCGTCCTAGGGAACTGTCGATAGAACTCATTAAGTGCGTCTGCATCACTCTTCATAGAGTCCACCTCTGCCTCCCAGTAATCAATTGCACCGTTCTCTATAATCTCACGGTCTACGCCTATAGTCTTCCTACTAGGCTTCCTGAATACAGGCATCCCATGTATATCAATGAAGCCCTCCATGTTCCACTCCATAGGAATGAATAATGAGTACATACCGCTCCTTGTTTGTCCGTTAGCATTTCTCTTATCTAAACCTGAGTCAGTATACAGCTTCTTAAACTCCCCACCGCCCTTATTTAGAGCGTTAGAAGTAGAGCCCATAAGGCACTTACCTATAATCTTACTACCCAGCCTGAGGCAGGTCTTAGTTACACGCCAGTTATTTAATATGTTATTAGGCTTCAGCCACTTACCACTCTCATCGTGTACTAATAGCAGCAGCTTCTCACCATCATATGAGTTGTCATCAGTATTCTTCCAGTCAATAGTCGTGTTCAATCCCTGAATGTCAGCATCATCAATTAGAAGCATATTCTTCTTCGTGATCTTAGATGCAGGAACCCTATAAGCTAACTCAGTCTTAGGCTTGTCCATACCATCCATCACCGGCTTAAAAAAGAAAGGTAACTTATTATTGATAGGAACCACCTTGTCAGTGAACATCTTCTTAGCATCTGAGCCTGTCTTTGATAAGACACCGATACGGGCATCGTTAGCTAAAGTTGCTGTATTGATACACTCAGATGAACTCATAAAGGAGAAACCTGAACGCCTTATCTTTAAGTACACCATACCGAAGCTGCGCTTATCAGCCTTGCAAGCCTCCCAGAATAAGAACAGTATCCTGTTAGCCTCCCTGAAGTCAGGGTAACCCACATCTATACTAGCCCACTGAAGGTACATGTAATGAGAGCCCGTGATATAAGTAGGCTTTCCGTTATTCATAAACCAGAAACCCTCCTCACGGAAATCAAACTCCTCCTCAATGTAATCTACCCACATACTCTTAAAGTCTGTGGCCATTTCATTCCAGTGAAATATTGATTGTATCTTATCTAACTGAGCAGGAAGATTCTTCCTCTCCCAGTATTGATTATGAGACTTACTGTCCCTGCTGTGAATTTTCTTGGGTGCCTTAGGTAGTGCTATCTTTAGACCAGATATCTCTACGATATCCCCGATTACACCACTCTTAGATATTACAACAACATCATACTGACTATTGTAACCATACTCCCAGCTCTTCTTTCCATTCTTAACGGAAACAACACCCTTGGGAATAAAATCATCTATAACCCTATATAAACTATTTTCTTGATCTTCTTTCAGCAAATCCTTGTTTGTTATCTATCTTATCAGAAGAAGTATTATCAAGTGCCTCTCGCTCAGACTCTATTCTATTGAGTATCTCAAAGGCATCAAATATAGCAAGCTTCTTTGTTGCGGCAGCATTCTTTAGTTTATCGGCAGATAAATCGTCCTCAGGGTCATGCTTTATAATGTCCTCCTTCGCAACCTTTATTAACTGCTCAACAGCCCTGTGGCCCGCATCTATAATCTTTAATTTTATTGACTTTAAGTCCATCATACAGTCATTGTTATCTGATGGTCATACATACGATATAACGTCTCATCATCCACAATAAACTCATACTCACTATCAGGCTTAAACGAAACCTTCTGACCGCTCTCTATACCATAACTCTTTAGCTTGCTGTTCGCAATGACAACCTCACCCATCAATGGCTCGTGGGTGAATGGCTTATATATATAAGACTCCTCCTTATCAATAGGTCTAACAAAGCAGTACCTATCATAACCCTTCCATACATCATCCTTCTTGTACGCAAAGAACTGATCAGCATCTAAAAAGAATAAGTTGTCCTTGAAGAAACTCTTTCCACTACGCCTTCGGCCTCGCATATCATTGTAGAACTTGAACACATTGTGGTGTACTAAAAGTATGTCCCCCTTCGAAATCTCTCCCTTATAGCTAATAGGAACCTCTACAACCTCAGCGTGTCTATTAGAGGACTTAAAGTCCTCCTCAGAGGTGCTGACAATAAAGTCTATACCGCCTATCTCCTTAGTGTTATTGTACCGCTTGTCACCGACAGGCTTTACAATAAACTGATGTAGTGACCTCATTAAAAGTTTATATTGTATTCTATAGATACAGGAACAGTAGAAGTAAACTCCTTCCACAACACAATAACAGAGTCCTCACTCTCTATCCATATCTTGTATGAGGAGGAAAACTCTTCGTGTTTAATTAAGTGAATCTTGTAGCTAGAGCCTAATACACTCTGCCCAACAATGTAGTGCATCGCCCCTGACTTGTAGTCAGGACCGACAGATATTTTACGAATGTCCATTTCATTATATTTTAATTCTAGATACTGTTAC